GAACCTTTTCTGGGTCTACACCGTGGTTTTGAGCGTCTTGTGTAATAATTTCTGAAGGTGTCATATATACATATACTAATGCAAAAATTAGGACTTTTTCGCCCTAAATCAACGACTTGGACCATTAATTATTGTGGTAAATTCCATAGCCCATTCTTGCCAGGTTTCATAAACATCTGGGTTCGGAACAGGATAGCGATTAAAAGATTGTGATTGCACAATGTTCATAGCCGCGTCTCGCCAAGTTTCTTCAGGCGAAATTACAATATTCTTTTGACCGTAATAAATAACCAGTTCTTCATTCCAATTTTCCCAAGTCATATAATCCGGGGATACGGGAAAGAACGGTTGAAAATTAAGGTCGCTCGTCGCCATATTCTGCTGTAATTAAATTACGACCCATTTGGTAGTTACCGTTAATTTCGTTAGATTCAAACTTTAAACGCACCAAACGATGTTCTACACGCAGGTCAATTTTGCCAGTGTCTTTGGTAAAGTAATACGGACCAGATGTTTCTTCAAATGGGCCCGAAGCAAACTTACGTCCCAAAATAGTCATTGCCATAGTGCCGTCTTGTAAAAAGTTTGGCTCAACACGGCGTAAATGCATGCGACGATTAATACCAACTTTAGCGTTATCGCTAGGGTTTCCAGTTAACCAACTAATATCGCTGGTAGTAATACTAGAGTATACTGCAATTTCACCAAGTAGGTTAATTTCATTAACGCCGTACTCGTGTTGCCAAATATTAAATCCACCAGTAACATAATACACTAATTGACCAATAGCTAAAAAATTAGGCAAATCAGTTGAGCAAGTTATTAATGTCACACCTTTTGGCGCTGTATTGTCATTAAAAATAAATTGACTGCTTGTTATTAAATATGTGTTGTTAAGACTATTTTGGGTACTAAAACACAATGAATCGCCAGGGCTAAATAACGGTGTTTGGTCACCTTCTAAATACAATTGATTAGCTTGTGCAGCAGGCTCTCCCGTTGGAGCACCTATCATAAGATGTGGTGGGCTAAACACAGGATTATAATTCCAGTCACACCAAATTGGTGTTGGGAATAATTCTGTAGTATAACCGCAAGAACGCTGAGAACCAATTGCTTGACCAGCATCATACCATAACTGGTCTTTTACATTATAAATAATGGCATCGGTACATTCAGTAGCGGTGCCACGTGGATAAAAAAACCAAATTTCATTGTAACGAGGCACTTTGGTTGCCCAAACTTTTTGACGTTGTGAATAGTTTAAATTGTCAAAAAGGTAGTTTACGTTTTTATCATTAGGCAATACTTTTACAGTGCCGCCGTACAAATAAAATCTATCTACGCCCATCCAGAAATAAATGCCATCCATTTCCACAACAGCGTTAGATGACATAATTGAAATTTGGCTGGAAATAATATCGTATGTCCAGTAAATTGATGTTGCTTGCGGATTAAACGAAACCCTAATTAAACTATCGGTAGCCCAAAACAATCCTGATGGTGAATTAGTACCACCACGCATTGTCATGCCTTTAACAATCTTGGATGGCGCTACGTTAGTTTGGTTGGCAAACGTGCCATTCCAATCATAAAAATTGCGTTGCGAATAAGTACTGCTGACATTATTATTAGCAATAAATCCATTTGATCCGTATACAAAAATAAATGGATATAAAACACAAATACCACCATCAACACTAATTGGTTTGTATGTTGGATTTTGCCCTTCACTATCAGACAGGCCAGTAAATGACCATTGGTAATTGGCATCAGGAGTAATAGCACCAACTAATACTTGTGAGGGCACACCACTATCGATGTTTACTAGGTTTTTACCTGGGTGGGCAAAAATAGCTAAGTCACCACCTTGCGGGCTAAACTGTGCATCAAACTGCCATAGGTTTCGGTATGGGCCATCCACTGGGTCGGGCTCAAACACTGGGTTGTCATTTAAATAAACTTTTGTAGGTGTTCCAACAATGGTGCCGCCAGTTATGTCTACTACGGTATTAGGCGCGCTGTATGTTGCAGTACTAACTGTATAGTTTGTGGCAGTATTGCTTTGTGCAAATATAACTTGTGTGCCAGCTGGAAACACTGTGGTCAAGTTACCAGCCACAGTAAACGAAGTGGTAGTGTTAGATACCAAACTTACAAACGCTGTACCCGGCAATATGTTTGCTGTAAATGGACCACTACCTGTTCCATAACTTGTACTAGTAGTATATACATCTAATTCTTTATAATTGCCAGAGAATAAATAATTAACGCCGTTATACGGCTGAGAAATTAAACCGCGGGCAATGCCTACTAAACCACTAAACAACGTACGGTAACCACCAATCTTTTTTGGTTCACCACGTTGAAAACGACACCACACACCATCGGTGTATTGGTCGTTTTGGAATACAGTACCGTCGCGCCTAATCCCAGCCGGAATTGCTAGGCTGTAAATTGTAGTATATTGCGTAACATCTTGTTGCTGATTATCAGCCGCCATTTAGAACTGTCCACCACTAATCAATTGAGCGTTTAATGCTGCGTTTATTGTTACCAACGGGGCAGAAGGATTTGAATTATCTATCTTAATAATATCAACTGAATTTGCTGATAAACCTAATATGTTGTTACCAATTAAATACATACCGGTGTGCGTATCATTATTAAATGCATACGCCGGCAATGCTGCTGTTCCATTACCAGCAAGGTAAGATCCAGTGGTAGAAGAAGTTAGTGGGTATAGATTTAATCCATCACTTAATATAGTAACAATTTGACCGGCTTGTAGTACAAACGGTACTTGTGAACTACCTTCATTTTGGAAAGTTATGTCGTAACCAGTTTGATTGGTATTGTTAACAAACACATAAATTTGAGTAACCGCGGGTAAAGTAACAGCTAATGTAGCTATTCTTGTGCCAGATTGCGCAATATAAGTTTGAATGATTGGTGCAAAATTTACCAAACTAAACGTATTACCAGGGATGGAATCTACGTCATACGTTGCTGAGGTAAAGGTTAAAGCATTTGGATTTGCCAAACCAACGGTAACAAAACCAGATTGGGCTGCGTCTAAAAAGATAAACCCTGAATCCCCTGGATTAAAACTAACAGAAATTTGACCGTTAATAGTGTTAGGCGATGTGGGTGTAATATTAACAGTGCCGGTGCCATTGTTTCTAAAACCTATATACCAACCGGTAGATAAGTTTTGAATAGCAGGTAACGGAATAGTTACAGCCCCAGCGTTCCAAACAAACGTTGCGGCACGGCTTGCATCATTAATTGTTGGAACAGCAGTTATGTCAACCGGGTTTTGTGTAGTGGCTAACTTGCCGTCAACAGTAGTTAAACCATAACCTGCCAAAGTAGCAGCATCGGCTATTGATGTACCAGCGCCAAATGTTACGTTTTGCCAAACACCAGCAGCAGAAGTATTGTTAGTAAGGTAGAAGTACTTACTAATACCAACAGGTACAGTAACGCTAGATCCGCCAATAAAATTTGTAATAAGAAATTCATGCGCGCCCAGGTTGCGGAAAAGAATATCTGCGCCCAGCGTTCCTTGATCAGCTTGCGGTAGAGCAATGGTGAGACCATCACTAGCAGCAACGCAATCAATAATACGGGCAGCAGGAGGCTGGCTACCGTTGACAGTAGAAGGCCAGTAGAGAGTTTGGCTTGTGCTAAAAGGGAGAGCAAGATAAGATACATCCGTTGGGGTAACAACGGTGCCTGTAAAAGGTGAGGTATAGACTGGTGTCGTTGACATATTTTATGGTTCCTGAATCGTAGTATTACGATCAATACGACGAGAATTGTCTTCTTTTTTAAGCGCCGCTAATGCGTCGGTATAGTACTGTTTCCAAACAGGTAGTTTATCCAATGCTTTTAAATACCCCTGAGCTTGTAACAAAGCCCCGTATAACATTGCTTGTGGAGCTACTGCTGTCCATAAGTTTTGCTGATTGACTTGATCCAAAGGCTGAATCTCCGCATAGTAAATAATTTCTACAGGGTAATTTTGATCCGGAGCAGGTGCAAAATTCCAATTACTGTAGTCATATTCAGCGTAATAAATTGGTTTTCCGTTGTCTGATTCAGACAAATATTGAGCCACATAGTCTTGACTACGCAACAATACCGGCATACCATTGACTTTCATCGATACGGTTTTGCGCCAACGTGCTGGTTTGTTAAGCACCGTTTGGTTTTGCGCTAAATTAGTTTCTACCACAATTAATTGCAAATAAGTTTTAAGCTCAGCCGCAATCGACGATTCTGCCAACGCAATTAAGTTTGGAATCTGCGCAATGAAGTCTGGATCGTTACGTTCCATGTATTGCTGGACATTAAGTACCAGCGAATCATAGGTCATTATTACGCTCATCGTGTGTAGTAACTTATATTAGGTTGGAAGTAGATTGGTGACTTATCACGATCTTCGTCTTCAAATTGGGTACGAGCATCCAAGGCTAGTTTTTCCAAATAGGTTACTCGTTGCAAATCAATCTGGGGCAGTTGCATTGCCA